TGCAAAACTCTACCAACGGGGCGCAGTACAGAGATCCCTCGTGAAGCAAAAGCTTCACTTCTACCGAGACAACTTAACTCTGCAACTTGCCTCGAGTGAATCGAACCCCGTACATGCAAGCAACTGACGCTATCTAACCGACTGTAAGGGGTTCGATTCACGAGAGCAGTAACCAAGACAGCCTAGTCGTTGTGGCTAGGGGGGGAGGAGTGACAGATTTGCTATTGCTTGAAACTAAGCTTATGAGTCACTCCTTCCCTAGCAACAATGACGGCAAAATTATAGGCTGGTGGTAGCTGAGACGGTCGGTTAAGTTTGTTGATACCTAGGGCTTTTATGAGACAACTTAACCGACTGTATCAGTGGCACATATGCTCAATATTTAACTGAAGCAGAAACTGAAAACTTTAACTACTTGCGTTAGGGATGGGAACGGAATCGTGAGGATTGAAAGGCTTTAGAAAATCAAGGGTTGCAGTGGCTCGATGGGCGGTAAGGGAGACGCTGCAACCCTTGATTTTCTTGCCTTTCAATCCTCCTCGATTGGTAGTGGACAGCCCGACCCGTAGGGGAACGCCCAGAATCTTCTTAAATTGCAATTTACTACTAGAACTATTCAGATTTATCTACGTCTGACTCACTGCGCAACTTATCAATTAATCCCGTGGCGATCGCATTTTCAAGATAAGCGATCGTAGCTCTTTGAATAATAGAAGCCATAGACTCACCTGTTAGATCAGAAATTTCACTAACTAACTCTGACCATTTATCAGGCAAAGAAATATTAAAAGCTTTAGACATATACAGCACTGTATTAAATCCCTACGAGTTTAGCACTGTATAGCTTTGATGGTTAAAGCATAGAAAAGCAATACAAAATACATACAGATTAGTATTGACAGCCTATTAATACTGTATTAAATTCCTATGTATTCGCGAACGTTCGCAGCATTTCGCCCGAACTAAAACGAATATTCGTAACTATTCGCGCCTATGAACAAACTTAAATCTGCACACCCTACGCCGCCTCCTCTTCGGCAAAAGAAACGGATTGAATTGATTGATTGGCCATGGTTTTGTACTGCTTACATTGCGGAGATTATTGTTTTTCAATATCCAGATTTGAGTAGGCGATCGCAACAAAGGTTAGTCCAGAAATCAATCCAAGAATTGAAACTGCACAACTTTGCAAAATTCCCAATCAAAGGATATTGCGAACAAGACTTAATTCCGCGCTTGCCTTATGGGACTCCTGAATATTCCCGCAAAGCAACGCAACTCATTCTAGAAAACATGTGTTACGAGGTTAAACTCCTTCCATGAGTGTTAAAGAAACTGTTCAATCGGCTAAAAATGCCAACAAATCTGTCAAGGACATTAAAGATGAGTCTGAGAAAGCTAACGGACTTGATCTTGATTTGACATCTAAGTTTGAAGAAGGTCGGCAAATTGCGATCGCTGAAGGTAAAGCCGTTTTATCTGGCTACTTTCAAGGTCGTTTAGAGGTGGCAAGCTTTATCAAGGCAGAGATTTTGTCTCAACCAATGAAGTTGCAATCTGCATCTTATGAAGTGCGATCGCTTCCGCCATCTGAAAACCAGTCCAATATCCGTACCCTTTTCTATGGTGATGAGAATGAATGACTCTGAGATCGTACTGTTTCAGCAAGCTGACGAGATTATTTCATCATTGCCTTCGGAGATGCAAAATAATCCTGACGTATCGGATTTTGTAATAGAAGCACTTCAAAACAAGATCGATAAAATTGACATTCGTACAACTGCTTTGGAGATTGGTCAAGAGCAGTTAAAACAGGCGATGGCTCATGGCTTTAGTCTTGTTAATGACAAGTTTGTTGCCATGCAGCACGAGCAAGAAAAAGATCGCATTCATGCTGAATATGCCAGAAAAGATGCTTTAGAAGCTAAGAATTTTGCACAGCAAGCATGGCAGAAAGCGCAAGAACTTGGAATCTCAGTTGTTAGGGCTGAAGAGAGGGCTGAAGGTGCGAAGGATTTGGCTAAGCAATCTCGTTTTTTGGGATTTGATCCTTTGACTGGTATGGCGGTATGCGCGATCGGCATCATTGGAGCAATGATTTTGATGAGCCTAAGAGTGGAGAAAGTTGAGCCATCTAGAGCTAGATCCGAACCAGCTTCATACCCTCCGACTTACGACTGTAGCAACTCCGTATCTAACGGATTAACTACCGATTTTAGTAAATGCAGAAAAGTTGGAGGTGTGTAATGTCTGCAACAGTCGCTGAATTAAAAAAGAAGTATCAGCAACGTCGTCAACAGCAATCACAATCTGAGCCACAAACCACCCAACAAACGACTCAAGTTGTGGATCGTGGCATTAGAGGTACTCTGATTGACGATTACTTTTTTCTGCTCTTAGCCAGATTTGGGTTGCCACTATTGCTAATTGTTTTGCTAGGGATTGGCTACCTTGGGCTAGAAAGAATTTTAGGCAGAGAGATACTTACACCTATTCGCATATGGGGACTAGCGATCGCCATGTATGCCTATATGTGCTGGGTAAAACTCAAACTTGATACAAGCGGATGGATTGCAGTCGTATCGGTTTCAATATCAACGGCTGGGTATTTGTGGCAAGCGATTGATGCATGGGTTGGTAAAAGATGACTGAAGATGTCGGCTTGATTTTTCCAGACGATCCTTTTGAGGCATATCTCGAATTGCCTAGAGAGGTTCGTATGTGGTTTGAAAAGCCGCTAGCTGTAATGCAAATGCGGCAGGGCATGACTCCTGACTTTCTCGATTTTTGGGAGTCATTAACTGAGGCCGAACAATGGATGCTTGTCGGTAATTTGATCGAGCAGTCTGCGCCATTAGACCGACCATGCCCAAAAGTTGTTTTAAAGAAACGAGCTGCGCCGCTAAGAACTTCATCTTTGAATAGAGAGCCTGACTGCGTACCAGTGCATATAGCAAAGCCATCTAAGCTGTTTGACTTAACCGATTTGGTCAAAGAAGAGAAGCGATCGCTATATCCACATACAGCATTTTTCTGTCCTTCAGGATGGGGTAAGGATTACAATTCGTCCAAGCTAATTTCTCAAGCCGACGGCGAGATTACTGCATGTCTGATTAAGGAGCCTGAAATTTGGCGAAAACATTGTCCACAAGCTCGGATTATCTGCAACGGTTACGATGTCGGCGGGATTGAACAAGTTCTAGTAGAAGTAAGCGATCGCAACGAATCTAGGATGTTGAATCTTGAATCAAGGACTCCGCTAAATGTGGTTTTTTCTGATTATCCAAGTATTGTTCAAGGTATAAAAGGCATTACTGACAAGTACATAGCTAGAATTATTCGTGATGGGCGATCGAATAGAATTAGATTCTGGTTTCTCATTCAAGAGGGTAATGTGGCTGCTCTTGACATGGAAGGAAGATCCGATTTATTGAGCAGTATCACGATGGTACGTGGCGGCAGGTTTGCATTAGAGTATTCAAAATCTTTAGTAAGTTCAGGTTTATTAACCAAACAAGATAATCAATTTTTGCATGGGTGCGATCGCCCCTGCATTGTCGGGAATACACCAGCATTAATCATATAAAAAACGACTTGCGTATTGCTGCACAAGTCGTTTAACAATGGGATCTAATTCTTCTAGCAAAAGGTTTTTAGGCCTTAAATAATTATCCAACAAAAAAGCATCAATTTTTTACTCGCAAAAAGAATTGATGCTTATTTTTGGTAGCACTTCTCTTAAAGTAAGATATCAGTAATTGTTTGTAATTGAAATAGGATCGAGTGGAAAATAATCCTACTAGAACGCAGATACATGCACGGCTTCCGCAGACTTTAGTTAGCGGAGTGGATGTAAATGCTAGGTTATTGGGTGTTGACCGCACTGCTGTGATCCAAGCTGCGATCGCTAAATACTTGGAGCAACCTGAGCAAATACCAATACAGCTAAGGTATGCAGAAATAGAAAGAAGAATATACGACTTAGAATTGATTGTGCGATCGCGCCCAAAACAGAAAAATGGCAAGCAGACTTGATCGCTATCGCGCCGCGTTAATACTTGCCGAAGCTGCTTTTAGTGATGACAAAAAAGTTGCGGTAACTTTCAGTTGCCATCCTCGGACAATTTCTAATTATCGGAAGTTGCTAGAAACTGATAAAGATTTACAACGTGAATACAGGTTGGCTCTTTACAACAAGACCAAGGAATGGACTAAGGAGATACCAAAGACAATGAAGCTAGCGATCGAGTATGTTCAAGACAAATTGCAGTTGAGTGAGCAAAATCACACTTCGCTAGATTCAGTTATAAATGCTATGCAAGTACTAAACGAAATTGAGATAATGAATGAGGCTGTACGGGCTAAATTAACCAAGGGTAGAAAAGAATGACCTTGCAAGATGTTCTCGCTATTTTCGCTGCTTTCTTGGCGGTTGCTGGGGTTATATTTGCTTTGGGGAAACAGTCCCAAACCTTAACGGTAATTAGTGAAGACATTAATGATGTAGGCAAAAAACTTGACACTCATATCGAACGCACCGATCACAGACTTGACGATTTGGCTAGGTTTTATGTGAGAGTCGATCAAAGAGTTGTTAACTTAGAGCGTCAAATATTTGGCGATCGCATGACAGAGTTATTGAGGTCTGGGTCTGGCTTTGTCGGCGGAGAAGATGACACAATTCCGTTATGACTTGAAATAGCCGCGAAGAAAGCTGTTAACGAATCAGCAAGCGATCGCCTAAGCAGCAACGCACGCTATAAATACCGAGTTAGTCATCAGTGAAAAGCAAAGGCTTTCTGCCCAATTTGCTTGTATTATGCGATCGCTATCAAATAATTTAATTAGGAAAAATTAAATATGAGTTATCGGCTTGAACGATTAGAGTCAATAGTTTCTCAGATATTTCCCGCTTTAAAGGCAGTAATTGAGCTCAACCATATTATTCGTGGTTATTCGGTTTACTTAAAAAAGCAGTCTGGTGAGATATATATTGAGATTCCTGCTATTGATTTTATTGGTGATTACCTGAGCTTGCCTCCCAAAAAACTTGCGGATCTTTACGAGGAAACTAGGCGCATAGTCCGCAGATTGAGTTGTTATCTGTGAAGCACAAAAGCTGTTTGTCTAATTTGCCTGAATTTAACCTTTGCTTTCATTCTTCTCTGCTGTGCCGAAGCCGTAACACGAGTGATCGTCGGCTTCCGACGACACGGACGCTTAACCTTTGCTTTCATTCTTCTCTGCTGTGCTGAAGCCGCAACTGGGCCGAGCTTGCCGAGGCAGGGAGATTTGTTTTCACAGACAACCGAACCATCACAGCGATCGTTTATCTAATCAGCACAAAAGCTTTCTGCCCAATCTGCCTAAACCTGCCCTCATCTACGCCCAGCGATCGCGCACAGAACAGTTTTAGTTCTAAGTCCGAATAGCATTTATTAAACCAGCCATATCGAGTCATTTTGCCATCTAGATAGTCAGTTCCGACACATGGTTGAGGCGATCGCGATGCTACTACTAGAACTGATTTACATCTAGTGTATGCATCTCGCAAAACTGCAATGCGATCGCTAAACCTAGGAATAACGTTTAGGACATGCAGTAATGTCACTACATCAAATTGCTTGTGGTGATATTCGGGAAAGTAATGTGGATCATAACCGTGGGCATCGTAACCAAGCGATCGCAAGTACTGCCACTCAAAGCCACGACCACAACCGTAATCGAGTAGTGAATTAGCACGGTGTAACTTACGCGATCGAATCAAGTACAGCATTGATTTTGATAACCGTTTTCTGTGAGGTGCTGTAAGGTAGCTGCGATCGCTGATTGTCAACATTTAGAATCTCAATTGATAATAAGAATAAGTAATTAATAATTAAATAAATAGCTAATCAACAGGTTTGGTTATTTCTGATCGAAAATCATATCGACGGGTCAACGCGAGAATTTTGTAAAATATGCTTGGATTGAATTGCTTGTCAAAATTTATGCAAAATTCTTTGGTTGTTGCTGGTGAATATTTCGATGAGTTATTGCAGTCTATTAATGACTCTATACCTGAGAATGAAGAACAATGGCTAGAGCTTATTGATGCTAACCCTCGTTTGACTGATGAGGCTAAGGCATATTTAAAGTCTCAATTTAATCACGAAGAAGACTAACAACGCAGCAAACAGCGTATAGCCGAGAGATCGCTATAGAATAGAAGCAACAGAATAGTGTCGGCGGCGATCGCCTATTTATTAACTACAAACAGCGTATAGCCGAGAGATCGCTATAGAATAGAAGCAACAGAATAGTGTCGGCGGCGATCGCCTATTTATTAACTACTAGAACTAAAAGCATGACTAAAACTAGGCTATTAACTGTAATTGGTGTGGCTGGAGCCGCAAGTGGGTTGCTGGCAGAGCTAGGCATTGCGCCTAACATATTTCGCCTAATTAATGAAGCGTCTTTGGGCTTTGTTGGATTGCTTGCTATAGGATCTGATCAGAAGAAAAATTGACTATGACTTCGCGGATTAAGGCGATCGCTTACTGACTTGGGCGATCGCTTTTTATTGCAAATAACCTGTATATTTTCCCGTACTTATTGCACACTAAAAAATCGTCAATCACACTCTACATAAGCAAATGACGATTTTTTAGCTTATTGATAATGGCTGCAATAAAGATTAGCTTTTAAGCTCTTGCTAAATACAAAGCTACCCAAAGTGCGATCGCCACAGGGATTATTGACCAAAAGAAACCAGCGTCAAGATCATCACCAACTTGCCAAGTTCGTTCTAGTAGAAAGTGACCCCAAATCATAAAAGTAGCGATTGCAATTAGTCCAGCAATTAAATTAATCATCCTCGTTTTCCTCGTCTTCGGAGTCCATTTGATCTACTACTTTGTTAGCCCATGCTTGCCCTGCATCACCGCCCCATAATGCCCATGCAATTCTCCCATTACTTGGGTAACCTTTCTCACCCTGCCTAAATCCTTCTGCTTGTTTGTCAACTTCATGTCTTGCAAAAAATGACTTCATTCGGCGCAATGTATCGGGACTAAGCTCAACACCATTTTTTATATCACGCGCTCTAGCTATTCCTACAGCAGTTCCGCCTCTCCCAAATTCCTTGCGCCAATTTAGTCCTTTCTCTGCCTCGTCCCTCGCGCCTTGTGGTGGGCGAAAGTTGAGGCTTTCATATTTGGCTGTAGCGCTTTTTAGCTTTACATCAACTACTCCGTCTTGCGCCAATTGCTCCACACTTACACCGTCAATTTCCAAGATTCGGGCGCGGCGAACATCGGGAATTTCCACAAAGCTTACTTCAAAAACTTCCTGCACATCAACACGCTCGTAATAAGGAATATCTTCATAAGAGTTAGGGCATTTAGGCGATCGCAAGTCTCCCGCTGCACACTCACAATTAGGGCATCGCATATATCGGTAACTGAAGCCTATGGAGTTTTCGCTAAGCAACAGACTTTGAATCATTTCAGCTAACCATGCTCGACTGGGGACATTAGCGATCGCTACTTCGATGTCGCATTCTCCATACCAGTAACCCTCTTTATCCACCACGGCTTTTTCCTCTGGCGATAAATCTTTCGGCGTTTCTCCTTTTACAGCATTAGCACTAACAATTCTCCCCCACCGATTGGCGACACTTCCCCATGCGTGATCGAGTGTGCCACGATGACCAACTATTAGAGATGGCATCTTTTGAATTTCTGCCGCAGACCATCGCGCACGATTCCGCGAGACCAAATTGTCGGTAAACAAGACTTTGACGCGCATATTTTTTATTTGGTAGTAGAATCAATCATAAAGTTACTGCACAAATTTCGCACAAATGACTAAGCAATTGATACCTAGACCAATTCGTGCGATCGCTTCAGAATTTCCGCCTGTGACTGGTACAGGTGCGGTTACTGAGCAAAGCGCGATCGAAGCAGCAAAAAACAAGGAAGTTATTTCAACCGCGACCGCAGAACCCGATCAAGTTCTACCAGAACAGAAAGATCAGATTGTGACTTTGGCTGCATCTCAACTTCAGAGCATGTTGAAGACTGCGATCGCTACGGTAACTGATGATGTAACCAAGAAAGTTGAGGGAAAGTTTGAAACTGATATCAAGACTTTGCAAGCTGAACTTGATAAAGCTAAGTCTGATTTGGCAGATGCTCAAAATCAGAAAGCCGCCATAGCTAATGTTTTTACTGCGCTTGGTCACTCGCATCCAATTCATGATAAATCTGGTGTGTCTATGCCAGGCGTTAATACATTGCTAGCAAGCGATCGCGATCGGGAAACAGGATTATTTAAAGATTTTGTTGAATGCGTGGCAAAAGCAGACAGCAAAATGTATACCAATCAATTGCGCGGTATTCAATATTTGCAACGAGATACTTCAACAATTGATAGCTTTTTCTTGAAGCATAAAGCCGATCTTCGTCAAGAGATGGAGGTGATGGTTAAGAAGCATGGCTTTTTACGCGGCTTAACCGACAAGGCGGCGGCGACTGCTAGAACTGACATTTTGCCAGCGTTGCTTGATTATTTAAGCTCCTTTATGAGAACTACTCATAGCGGTACATATGTGTTCTGGCAATTTGCTTTTAAGAACTTGGAATTGGGCAAAGGTCCAGGCGACACAATTCAAGTTCCTCGCGATCGCGATATTGCTCCTGCTACTGATGTTTCAACCAACTTGATGCCTCTTGCTGGTCCTGGAGCAACTCGCCAAGAATATATTGTTGACTCGGTAACTTTGACTTTGCAGAGAAGAGGTTTAACTGTTCCTGTTTCGATTCCGCAGTTCCTTTCGGCATATTCAATGATTCCTTTGGAAAATCGAGTTATGAAGAAATTGGGCAAGCATCAAGAAGCCGATCTTGATTTGTGTATCAGGACTCGTTTGTTAGCCACTACTAGGATTGTTTATAACGACAATGGCTCGGTAACTACAACTGCTTTAGACGTAAATGCGGGGGATAATGGCGCACTTTCGGAATCCTTCCTCAATGCTCTTTACGCATACATGACGGGAGCTTTGAATATTGATACTGACGCAATGGGCTGCCTTATTTTAGTTGGCAATCCTTTGAGTCTAGTACCTCTAGTCAATTCGCTGACTTCCAACAATCGCAATACTGAGAAAATGTCGGTTGAGTACTTAACCGAAATGTTGACTCAAGTTACTAACGGAGATATGCCCACTGTGTCGGGCTATATGCTTACCGCTTGCGGATTCCACTTGTTTCAATCTACTGCTTTTGCTGGCGGTGCGTCTGGTACTGAAGGCGTGTTTACTACGACTTTTGGCGATGGCGCTAAAACTACTAGAGCTTGTATTGCAATGGGATTTTATGCTGTTGCTAATGCAGTTGGCATGGAACCTGAAATGCGTCGCGCAAATGAAGACAATTTTCAAATGGTTGACGACTGGATCTGGACAGCAGATCGTATCGTCGGCGATCTTGATGTCGATCCCGCAATTGATTCAGAGCAACAGCTTCGAGTTGTTGAGGTTCGCGTTACTGATGCACCCTTTTAATCATGATTAAAAACAGTCAGGGCATTTTAATTTGTGAAACTTGTGGCGAAAAGATTTGCACTAACTTAGGAGGCGATCGCATTTGTCCAGAATTGCAAAAAGTAGGTCATTGCCCTGATTTAAATTTGACCTATCCTAAGCCCGAAAAATCAAAGTCTACTAGAACAGGAAAGGAAACGAAGAATTATGACCACAAATGATCAGATAGCAGCACTAGCCGCATTGGAGAGAGCAAAGCTTGCTTTCGCTCCTGACTATATTCCTCATGGGGGTACTTCGTTTTGGGGGCAAACTAGAGCACCGCTTGTTTTCTCGCCAAACTTATTTTTTGAGTATCTTGAAGACTTTATCCGCCCACAAGGATCGAGCGTTGCAACCACATTACAACCATTTGGATGGCGATACACTGGCGACGGTAACGGTAACGTCACGTCTGTAGACGGTGCTGGTGGCAGGCTCCAAATTGCTTGCACGGCAACTGCAAACGATGAACAGTATTTAAGCCTAGACGGATTTACAACTGGCGGTAATGACTTTTTTAGCATCACTGCAAACTCTGGTAAAGCATTGTGGGCTGAGTTTAAAGTCCGCGCTTCAAGCACGGTTAACGGCGCGTACTTTGTGGGTTTTTCAACTCATGCTGCTAACGCCGCCAATTTCATGGCAGACACTACAACTGAATTTGCAGACGTTGGTTTATTTGGTTTTACGATCGATCATGATGCGCCAACTCAATGGATTTGGACTCATAAGGCTAGCGGCCAAACTGTTCAGGAATCCACTCAAGTTGTTGCAAACGACGGAACTAACGATGTGCGTTTACAGCTTTACTTTGATGGCGGTACGACTTTAAAAGTTTTTGCCAATGACGTTAAATTTGCCTCTGAATATAGCGTCAACGTTGCTACTTTCCCTACAGGTGTAGCGGTGGTTCCATTTTTTGGAATTAAAAACCCAGGTGCTGCGGCTCGTAGCTTGCAAGTTGACTATTTAAGAATTATCCAAGGTCGTTAAATGACTACTGCGATCGACTCATTAAGAGGCATCCTCAATGGTTTTCGCGACTTGAACTCTAGAGGAATTTACACAATGAATGCGACAGAAACGGATTTATTAAGGCAGATTCTAATAGAAGTTCAAGCGCTTTCGCTTGGCGGTGGGATTGCAGATGGCTCGGTTACAACACCTAAGATTGTAGACTTAAATGTAACTGAGCCTAAGCTTGCAGCTAATTCTGTAATCACTGCAAAAATTCTTGATGCAAATGTTACGCCTGTAAAGCTGTCACAGCCTTACACGCAAGGCGCGCCATTTTCGTTAAGTGGGGTTAGCTCTGATGTTACGAGCATTCCGTCATGGGTTACGCAGATATTGGTTAAATTTGCCAATTTGTCTACCAATGATACTTCAATTCCTATTCTCCAGTTAGGTGATAGTGGAGGCATTGAAACTACTGGTTATGATGGATCTGTAAGTGTGGTTACTTCAGCACCTAGTGTTGCTGCTGCTTCTATTTCCTCTGGGCTTGCACTTACGACTTCTATTGTTGCTACTACTTTGCTTAATGGCGAAATTTCTATAAGCAGGGTCAACTCGTCTACTAATTTATGGTCTATGGCTTTTCTTGGCTCTTTTCAAGGCGGAGGAATTACCATTCAATCTTTTGCTACTAAAGCTTTGTCGGCGGCTCTTACCCAGCTAAGATTGACAACTTTTGGTGGTACTGATTCTTTTGATTCTGGCGTTGTAAGTGTTTCTTGGCAGTAATTATGTATAGAACTAGCTTTGATTTGGCTACTGGCGAGCAAACTCACATCCCTCTTACTGAGGTTGAAATCGCCGCGTTGCAAAATGCATCTCAATCTACACCGTTTGCCAGAATGATAGATGCTCGTAGACTGAGGTTAGCTTTGCATCAACTTGATTTGCTAGAAATTGTTGAATCTGCGATCGTGAGTTTAGGCAAACCTGCTCAAATTGATTGGGAATATGCGATAGAAATCAAAGAAGATTATCCTCTGGTCGTGGCTTTGGGGGCTAACCTAGGATTAGATACTGAGGCGATATTCACGCTAGCAATTTCATTAGATTAATGTGGGAATACAGCAAAGAGTAGATCGCAAGCTGAAAGAAATTGACGATCTATTTGATGATGACGAGATAGAATTGCCTCCTATTGCATGGCAACCATACAAAGGCAAACCGCAGGAATTGGCATATTATTCTCCCGCTGACGATTTGCTATATGGTGGGGAACCAGGCGGGGGTAAATCAGATTTAATCGCAGGTTTAGCATTGACAGCACATAGGCGATCGCTAATTCTTAGAAGAGAGGCATCGCAGCTAAATGAAATGATTGCTCGGATCGAAGGTGAGTTACTTGATAATCAATATCGATTTCACGGCAAAACCAACATTCTTAAATATGGCGATCGCTGGGTAGAGAAAGGCGGTTGTAAGCTAGAAAAGGAAAAAGTTAAATACAAAGGCCGAGCGCACGATCTAAAAGCATTTGACGAATTGTCAGAATTTCCTAAGTCAGTTTACGACTATGTAAAAACTTGGAATCGTACAAGCGTCGTCGGTCAACGATGCCGAACTGTGGCGACAACTAACCCGCCAGATACTCAAGAAGGACAGTGGATTCTCAGCAGTTGGGCTCCTTGGCTAGATAAACGTCATCTTAACCCTGCCCAAAGTGGTGAGATTCGTTGGTATTTGGGAGACAAGGAAGTAGACGAGGGTACACCTGATGCAAGGTCAAGGACGTTTATTTATTCCAGCATTGACGATAATCCGATCTTGTTGCTGACTGGCTATAAAAGCACACTCAATTCACTGCCCGAAGAACTTCGTCGCACCATGCTTGAAGGTTTTACGTCGGGAATTCAAGATACTCCATATCAAGTTATTCCTACTTCATGGGTACAAGATGCAATTAACAGGGGAAAACTACTAGAACCAAAAACTCTACTAGAACCAATTGACGCGATCGCCTGTGACCCTAGTCGTGGTGGTAAAGATGCCTGTGCGATCGCAATTCGGCGGGGGGTAAATATTCTCACTAAGGAATATCCAGCCATCAAAGCTCAAGACGGTATGCAAGTAGTTCAATACGTCATCAACGCGATGCAAGGGCAAAAGTGTATTATCCAAATAGATATTGGTGGGATTGGTGCTAGTCCTGTAGATATTGCCAAGCTGCAAGGATTGGAGCCGATCGCTATGGATGCGGGCAAGAAATCTTTTAAGCGCGATCGCTCGGCAAAATTATCCTTTGCTAATAAAAGAGCAGAATGGTGGTGGAAGTTTCGAGAAGCGCTTGACCCAAATTACGATCCACAAATTACATTGCCTGATGACCCTAGAATTATTGCCGAACTGACTGCGCCTCGTTGGTCATTGACAATGCGGGGGATATTGATTGAGTCAAAGGATGAGATTAAAAAACGACTTGGGCGATCGACTAATCTCGCCGATGCGATCGTGATGGTGTGTGATGTTCCGAGCATTTATACAAGCTCGTTCATTTAGGGACAAGTACCCGCCGCGTTTCCGCAATTGTCTGGCGCTCCGTCACACCTGCTAGGGTTGTCAACTCCAATAAGTACTGACATTACTAGATCTCTAAGATCGAATACTGATTGGTTTACAGATCCAAGTTGAGCGTTTACGTCTGATGTTCCATCGTTATAGCTAAATTGAACATATTTGAACGTGCCGTCACTGCCAAACGACGGGCTACTTAATGGTCCAATACAAGGAGTTGGGTCGCTACAACCAAAGTTTGCGAACGAGCTTCCGATTCTAGTGTTTGTTGCAACGTCATAAATTCCCCACTCAAATCTGATCCTATATCTAACCGCACATTGCCCACCTGTGAACAACGGTGGTATCAGCGCGGCTTCGCACAATGCTTTGGTTGCATATACACCACTAACAGCGCTGAATGCGCAAATACCGTTGTTGCAATTCCAGCCTGCGCCCGATCCTCCACCGTTAAAGCGATCGCGCACAGCCATCATGTGTTTACAAGGATTGAATGGACCAGCTTTAGAACCCAGCCAAGTTCGTGCATCATCAGAAAACTGCGAGAAGTCTGGGCAAGTACAACTATATGGAGTTAGGCCGTCGGTGCTTGTTTTGACTATATGTTTTTTGATTCTAAAAGTGTTTGCGTCAATCTCAACGATTTGCTTAATTAGCCGTTTGGAACGACGCAACCTACCAGCATAATCGTTGTATTTGGCGATCGCTTTTGGGCTATATCTAGCGGCGATAAATCTGGCAAGCGCTCTGTTGCCTCGGCTTAATGCAGTTCTCCCAGCCCGTTTAATGTCGTTTGAGTTGGCGGCTCTTGGTGTCTGTTTTCTAGTTCCGATACCTACGGCTTTTGCAGCTAAACTTTTATTTACAAAAGATTTTTTCTTTCGTGGTTTAGGGGCTTTGGGGGGACGGGGAGTCGTTGGGCTTTTTCTTGATCTACTTGGTTTATAGAAATTGTCTATACGTCCTTGTTTGGCCTTTTGATCTCCTACTAATAAATCCCTTGTTAAAAAAACGACTCCTTCACCAATAGTTTGCACAATCATTCTAGGGACTTCTGATGCTGCATCAAAGTCATTTATATTTGAAAAGTCTCCTCCTTGAATGTTGAATGGCATATTTTTTTTACCTTGGCTTATATTGTCTTAATGGGGCTAAGAAAATCCCTAAAAATGAATTTGCAGAAACATAAGCTTGAAACCCAACAGCATCAGTAATATTTGCTTTACCGATCGCAATAGGTTGTTCCATATAAGAAACAATGCGTCCACAAATTGCCCTGATATTATTGGCTTCTTGACTGGTGTCTGTACTGAAATCAAAGCCCGATGTATAGGTAATTTTTGCTTGCATAGGCGATCGTCTTGCGCCTAGCATTCCCCAATTGTTTGAATAGTTGATATTGACTTGATTAATCTCAGTATCCACAGAATACTCATTACTTGTTAGTAACTGCCATTCACTACTAGAACTACCGAAATTATCAACTTCGCGACGTACTGAAATTGATGAAACCGCAATAACAGGCGATCGCTTAATTAGTGCAATTCCTGACGCTGGGTATAGGTCAACAATATCTGTAAACGTTGTTATCTCTAACGGGCGATCTGCGCCATAAGTTGATTCACACATTGCTTGCGCGATAATCAATAGACCGTCTAAGGTTGTGCTAGTTGCTACGACTTCAGAAAAATATTTAGACTTATCGGAACTGGTTAAAATTGCCATGACAAATATATTCCAAAAGTTTTATAAAACTATTTTCGGCGATCGCCCCAAGTTTGAGGGAAACTCACGACCATCGCTAGGCAATAACAATTTTATCTCGCTACTACAACGTCGCGACGATCCAGACTTAGACGAGATTCCTTTTCGCGATAGTCGTCGGGCTAGGGAATTAATGAATTTTGTTGACCATAATCCAGAAGTTGATACTGCTCAAGAAATATTTAGCGATTACACTCTAGGCTCGGAAGCAGGGGATGAGCGCGGCTTTGCGATCGTTGAAAATGAATTTAACCGATTCCCTCAAACCGTGAAAATAGCGCAAGAACTTCAAAAGCGTGTGCTGTCTGGTGTTGACTTTCAAATTGCTGTAGACCGTTTCATGCGGTATGGCGACTGCTTTGGGAATATTGCCATTGATTTCAATAACATGCGGATTAGTGGCTTACAGTTTCTTCCAACGTGGCAAACTTTCCGAGTTGAAGCAGGGGACTTACCCGAATATCAAAAGCTCGTGCAGGATGGTCAAGTTACTTCAGGTCAATTAATTAGGTTTGAGCAGTATCGAAAAATCAGCGATCCAGATCCGATTAAGCTACATCCGATTACTGTCGTTCATTGGCGCTATCGGCAAAAGAATAAATACGGGCGATCGCATTATCGGGTAGCAGTTGCCGATGGGCAAAGACTAGAACGGGCGATCGAGGTTCTTGAAGCTGTCAGCGCCGAAATAGGTTACAACCCAGTAACTCACTTTATGCCTGAAGGAACAGATGAGGCATACAAGCAACAATATAAAACTGAGTATGAGGCAAGGTTAAAAGAAGGACCCGTTACGCATATGTTTTTGATGGCTGGGGCTTCGGTTGGGCGTGTTGGTCAATTACCTGCCAATGAGACATCGTTACGGGATAACGTTGAACTGTGGCGATCGCGCATCGGCATGATTTCACGCATTCCACCGTGGCTACTTGGTGAGCGTCGGGGACTGCGAGACTTGGGAGCGCAACCAGCGCTGAGTTTTTCGATCGCTGTTGGCTCGGTGCGTATATGCTTTGCCAAGGGGATAAAGCAAATTATTAATACCGAACTAGCGTTAAAAGGTATTCCACAAAACCAATGGCATTACGATCTTGTGTTCCCTAAGATTTACACAAATCCTTTTGCTGAGCAGGACGCAAACTTAGAAGGAATAGAAGATACAGACGGAAAATCAAGTCTATTCTTACAAAGCATTAACAAGTCGTCTGTTATTTATTCAGGTGAGATTTGATAGAAGCAAGATATATAAACGAATATTTATTTATTGCCAAATTTGGTAAACTTTTTAATCTAATTTAGTCAATGATTATTAGCTTATTCATAGACGATTATTTATCAATAGGTTTGGTTATTTTTGATCGAAAATTATATCGACGGGTCTGTGCGAGAATTTTGGAGAAACACAAAAGCCTATAATTTTCCAGAAGGGGAGCTATAACGTAGCAGATAGCGATCGCATAAGAGATAACTCATAAACGTAAGCTACAAGTTATTCTCGGCGCGATCGCCTATAAATTGCTAAAACTCTACTAGAATGGAGATTTTATAGAATCCCATTCAATTAATACGCCTGTGAATGGCAAGTCGTGAGTCTTCTCGAAAAACTCGATTAGCTCTTGCCAATTGTTGAAGCCGTCACATTTTGCAAATAAGTCTAGGCAATGGCATTTAACTCCTATGTCTTCGCAGGATACGCCAAGCTCTGTGATTGTGATTGGTGCAATTCTGATGCAAGTAGACTCGCCAAGTTTTTCTTTTTCCTTGGGCGATCGCGACTTCCACCACATATATAATCTGTCCCCAACTTTAATGGGAATCTTGCGGGGCGCTCTGATGGTGCGGCGCTTTGCGCCGCTCAAAATTTTGTCCTTGAATACTGAAAAAGAAAGAAGTGGCATGATTTTAAAAAAGTGTAGTTTGTTGGACTGGTGATAAAAGCTTTTCAAGTTCGCGATCGACTTCACGTTCTATAAACTTGCATTGGTCAAGGGTTGACCGACTGCGATCGCGAAAGTATTCCTTTTGTAGCGATCGCATTTTTGCAACGAGAGAGGCGAATTCTTGATGTGTCATTATTTTTTAGAATGGGATTTCGTCTGTGCTTCCTTCAAGTTCTTGATCGATGCGAGATTTAGCCTCTGCAAGCGCTATTTGCGGATCAGCGCTGTAGCTAACAAATTGTGTTCTGTTTAGGCAGTCAAGTACTCTTATTGCTTGTCCTTCATCAGTTTTATAGTTTTCAAGTCGGTGGCTTCTATAGAACTCGGTGGATAGTGCGACACCCCTAAGAATTGGATTACTCATGATTACACCTGTAATTTTTTGATCTCGCGCTCAATTTTCCTCAACTCTTGCCCTGCCTTGTGCTGGGCGATCGCACTAACATGTTCATCGCTATTTTCTTTACCGATATAGCGAGACTTGTTGCCACCTAACCACTCATGTTCTTTGGCAGATTTCCAAACAACTTGGCGAAAATCTTTTTTATAGACTTGCCCAACTGATAGCCAAACACCTTGGGGGCTTGCTCCAGAATTGATTAGGCGATCGCGTTGTTCTAGTAGAAACTGCAATCTTGCATCGATGTTATTTACTGAAATTGCTTGCTCAATAATGTCTATGTGGTTGTGAAATTCGGCGATCGTATATTCGACTATGTTGTTTGCTCCAGACCAACTGACTGATATTTTTTTGCTAGTCGAGCTGATAACCTTGCCTGTTCCTCCGTTAAATTTAGGTTTAACAATTGTTCCTACTGAAACAGCGATCAAGATAGAGGACTCGTTTGATAACAACTGACGCGCAATAGATTGGGACATTTGGGAAATTGTCTTTGAAGACTGTTTGCGCGTGTTGGTCGATGTCGATATAGGCGATCGTTTGGATTTTGCCTGTACGGCGACAGGCTTCGGAGAATGCTCCGATTCCTTCAAAGGCTCCGAGGTGGGTAAACATTCTATGAATAACCTAATATTTTTAAATTGCGTCAGGTTGTAAGATTTGATTTGATCTTTATTTGAAGCCGTGATACAGCGATCGCTAGTAGATTTGATTACACCGATAAAACCTTCTTTGTCTTTAATGCGATCGCCTATTTGAAACTCTGGAATTATGGAAGGTTGAACAAGTTGAGGATCTTTGCCATGTCCAGCAAGTGCAATCATGCCACAACCTCCAAAGTGCTAATACCGCAGGGGAATTTAACTAATGAATTTTGAAGTTCAAGCTCAACAGTTGCCATTGTCACTACGCCAATTTGATACAAATTGATAACTTTGGCTGTCTTACCTTTGAAGAACAGGTCGGATTTGACAATGCAACCTTCAGCTATTGGTTTGCTTTCTAGCTCAAGAGAATCTAGAAATACAGATCTAGCTTTGGATTCGCCATCAAATAGAACTTGAGCTAGTTCATTTTCAATAGAAGCGATCGCGCCATGCAGATCTCCAGCGATAATTCTAGAACCGACTTGGAATTGAGAGAGTGCTAATTCTTTGAGTTCTAGTAGAGAATTTAAAGCTTTTTCAACTTTTGGATCGATTGGGATAATTGCTTTAGGCAATTCACCAGAACTTTGAGCGGGAAGTGAGAAGATATCAAGCTGTGTCATTTTTTTATCCTCAATGATTCGCGGATTTCAGCGATCGCTTTTTGAACTTCAGGAGAATTTGGATCTGCTACCTCAACTTTTTCAGGTGTAAACGTCCTATACATGGAGCAGGGTTGAGTCAGTGTTGCTTTATACTTGGCTTCCCAGTCCTGCCAATTTTCGGGAGTAAATCGGGAAAAGTATGCAGTGCGATCGCGGGGTGAAAACTTCAGAGATTTCAAAATAAAATCTTCAACGCGGCCGCGGAAAAGATCGGCATCAATGGGAGTTGCGCTATCTGTAGGCATGTTTGCTAATCCATCGTTTTGATCGGGGCTAGAATCGTCAATTTTTCGAGTTGTCGATTTTGTTGGCGGTAAATTATCAGCGCAAAGCGCTGCTTCTGTGTTTTCAAAATTTAAAAAATCGTCCTGATCAGATCGATCTAAAAGATCTAATTGATCTAAAGAGATCTTAGGCGTTTCAGAATCCTTGCTAGGAGCGACTTTTGAGCCGTGATTTTCGCAATTTTGAGAAAGTTGTCTCAATTTTGAGACAGTTTTCTCAAAATTGAGACTGGTTTCGCAATTTTGAGACTCGCAATTTTGAGAAAACTGTCTCATTTCTGA